AGAACTAATATTTCATGAGAAGTTTGTGGGCGTTGAGAATTTAAATATTTTTATTACAGCAGAATATCGTGCAGTTCAAAAATATATTAAAGAAAAATATCCAGATTATTTAGTGGATAATGAATCTGGAGTTGGGGATAAGTATTCAGTGCCTCGTTCTATCAAGACAGTTATAAATAAAGCTAACAAATGGTGCGGCCAAAATATTTCTGAAGATAAATTGTCTTTGCAGCATAGAAAATGCATGGAGAAACTCTTAACTTATTTATCAAGTCCACGATTCGTTGGTAACTATGATTCTTATAATAGCTCTACAGATAAAGAGTTATTTGAAGCGGAATTTGTGCGGTCTGTATGGGACAAACCAGATCTAACAATTGATGAGATAAATTTATACATAAATGTTTGTATGGATTATATCAATCTACGTCAGATAGATATTAAGAAGAATAAAATAAATGATATGTTTAATGAGACGCAAGATCAGAAAGATTTTACCATGCGTCTTACTGAAGTTCTTAAGACAATCTCTGAAGAATATAATCAATGTGCTAGTCGTATTGATAAAAGTATTCAAAAATTGAATGGCGAACGCTCTAAGAGAGTAGAACAGACACATCAAAAGAATGCTTCTATTCTTAATTTAGTAGAGTTATTTCAAGATGAGCAAGAACGCAAGATGATGATACAAATTGCTGACATGCAAAAGAGAACGATTAAGGAAGAAGCGGATAGATTAGAGAATATGTCTTCATGGAAATCTAGAATTTTAGGAATTTCTAAAGAAGATGCTATATGATTCAGTGTAAAATCTGTAGCGAATCTTATAGTAATGATAAATCTTTTCATGCTCATTTAAAAAAGCATAATCTTTATCAAGCCGAGTACTATTGTAAATATTATCCAAGACATTCTCTTTATTATCGTCAACAAATACCTTTTAAAAATAAGAAACAATATTTTGAAACAGAGTTTCTTGATTATACAGAATTTTTGAAATGGGAGGCTGCATCAAATCAGGATACTGTTAAAACAAAATGCATTGAATTACTTAAGAAAAGAATTGATGAAAAACAATATCATTTTGCGCCATTTCATAATGAGCTTATCACGCTTAACTTGCCAAGTTTAAATATTTATAAGAAATATTTTAATTCATATACGGGAGCGTGTAAGCTGCTAAATATTGAACCTCTATATAATAAAAATTTGCCAGAAACTTTTAATAAAACAAATGTGTCTCATTTGCCTATCTTGGTTGATACTAGAGAGCAGGATGCTTTAGAGTTTCCTAAGTCTAAAATTGAAAAAATATTTGTAGGAGATTATTTGATCGCTGATAAAAAGTATTTTACTAATACTTTTGTTGATAGAAAAAGTGAATCTGATTTTCTTGGAACAATGGCGTCTGGAATAGATAGATTTGAAAGAGAGTTAATCAAAGCTGTTGAATTGAATTGTTATTTATTCGTGGTTGTTGAGTCTAGTATTAATAATATTTTAATCAATCAGCGTAAGTATAATAGAAAAACAAATTTAGAATATGTTTTTCATAATATGCGTAACTTATGTCATAAATATCCTAGACATATTCAGTTTATATTTACCGGAAGCAGAAATAAATCTTTAGATATTATACCTAAATTATTGTATCATGGTAAGTCACTGTGGCAGGTAGATATTCAATACTTTTTAGACAATGAGCTGGGAAACAGGCAATCAAGCATTAAGGAAGTCGCGGTTAATTTCCAATGAGGAATTAGCTAAGATTCCCGGTTATATAGAAGAACGAGAAGCGAAGTTATTGTTTTATCAATTTCTTCGCAACAATACTACTTTCGCTACAGATCTAATAACTGGCGTTAAATTATTTCCTTTCCAACACATGGCTATTAAAGCGATGTTGGAAAGTGATTATTTTTTAGGAGTGTGGTCGCGTGGTATGAGTAAATCTTATACTACTGGTATTTATGCCGTGCTTGATGCTATATTAAATCAAGGAATTGAAACTGGCATTTTGTCTCGTTCGTTTCGTCAGTCTAAAATGATATTTAAAAAGATAGAAGATATTGCTGCAAAGCCTGACGCTTATCTTCTAAAACAATGTATTACAAAGATATCCAAATCTAATGATGAATGGGTTATGGAAATTGGCAAAAGTCGCATTCGTGCATTGCCATTAGGCGATGGCGAAAAGCTTCGCGGTTTTCGCTTTCATCGTATTATTATTGATGAGTTTCTATTGATGCCTGAGCGTATTTATAATGAAGTTATTGTGCCATTCTTGTCTGTAGTTCAAAATCCTACACAAAGAGAAGAGTTGTATAATCTTGAAACGCAATTGATTGCTAAAGGAGAAATGACTGAGGACGATAGATATATATGGCCTAATAATAAATTGATTGCTTTGTCATCAGCTTCTTTTAAATTTGAATATTTATATAAGCTTTATGAGCAATACGAGAATCTAATATTTAATCCTAAAAATAAGGAAAAGACAAAGCGTTGTATAATGCAGTTCTCTTATGATTGCGCTCCAGTTCAGTTGTACGATCAGAATCTAATCAATCAAGCAAAAGCCACAATGAGTGAATCACAATTTTTGCGAGAATTTGGCGCACAATTCAGTGATGACAGTTCTGGATATTTCAAGATCTCTAAAATGGCTTTATGTACAGTGCCTGATGGAGAAACTCCTGCTGTTGAAGTAGTTGGAAATGCGGAAGATGAATATATATTATGTCTGGTTCATCTTTAAAAGATCATATTAAATACTTCTTATATCTATTGCAAAATTTTAATGTTGTAGCTATATGTATGGACTATAATGGTGGAGTTCAGTTTATGAACTCATGTAATGAAAGTGAATTATTTAAAGATGCAAAAATCAATTTAAAATCAATTGCCACCGAATTTGAACGTCCAGAAGAATATACTCAGAATCTTTATTCTGCAAAAAGCGAATATAATAAATCAGACTATAAGCATGTCTTCTTAAGAAAGCCAACTTCTGGTTGGATTCGTTTGGCGAATGAATTGTTACAAGCTAATTTCGATCATCGTCGTACTTATTTTGCCAGCAGAGCTATTGATGACAATTTTAGAAGCCAAACTAAAAAACACATAGGAATTTCTGATTTAAAATTCTCAAATGCTTTGGATACTGAAAAAGAAAATGAAGAAGCTAAAATGATCGACTTTGTGGAACATTTATCAGATATGATCATGCTTACAAAAACAGAATGCGCTTTGATTCAAATAACTACTTCTGCTCAAGGTATGCAAAATTTCGATCTTCCAGCTAATCTAAAACGTAAATCTGGTCCAGATAAGCCAAGAAAAGATAGTTATTCTGCATTAGTGCTTGGTAATTGGATGGCGAAGATTTATTTTGATATTAATACGACTCAAATAGATAATAGTATGGATACTTTTGAACCAATGTTTATCGCATAAGTTAAAAAGTCACTTTTAAAGTTACAATGTGTAACTATTATTAACATGAGCCGTAAATATACAAAAAAGTCAGAATATTGGAGCAAATTATCTTCTGGTAATCAAGATTCTTCACAGCCTTTGGAAAATTTAATACATGGAGATCAATCTTCTGAGCCAAATTTTGTTGGTGAACCATTTTACACTCATGAAACTCGCGCATCAGATAGTGATAGAAATGGCGGTCAATTAGACACAACTCTTAGAAGAAATTTAGCTTATGTAGGTCCAAAGATTTATAAATATGGTAATATTCGTGAAGGAATTTTACCTTTTGAGGCATCTATTAACGGTTATAATATTCGCGATGCTATTGAGCTTTGCCAGAAAGCTTATGCAAATGTTGCTATTTTTAGAAATGCTATAGATATCATGTCTGAATTTGCTAATGCAGAAATTTATTTGGAAGGTGGAACTCAAAAATCAAAAGACTTTTTCAGAAAATGGATGAAGTCAGTAAGAATGTGGAATGTAAAGGATCAGTACTTTCGCGAATACTATAGAAGCGGAAATGTTTTCTTTTATAAGATTAATGCTAAATTTGAAATAGATGACTTTCAAAAAATTCTAGAAGCTTATGCTAATTATGATGGTCAATCATATACTACGGATATTGGTGTTTTGCCATATCCAACTTCTTATGATGTTAAAAATAGAATTCCTGTTCAATATATATTAATCAACCCTTATTATATAACAGTTAATAGATCAAGTAGTTGGAAATCAGTGTTATATCAAAAGATTCTTTCTGAATATGAATTAGAAAGACTTCGCACACCTAAAAACGATCATGATAAATTGATCTTTGATTCACTTGATAAGCAGACTCAAAATAAGATCGCAAGCGGTCAATGGGCGCGTGATGGTCTTAATATACAATTAGATCCTACTAATATTGTATATTCTTTTTATAAGAAACAGGATTATGAGCCTTTCTCTATTCCATTTGGATTTCCTGTACTTGACGATATTAACTTTAAAATGGAAATGAAGAAAATTGATCAAGCTATTTGCCGCACTATCGAAAATGTTATTCTTCTTATTACCGTAGGAACTGAACCTTCTAAAGGTGGAATTAATCATAAAAATATAAAAGCAATGCAGGGTCTTTTGAATAATCAATCTGTTGGTCGTGTTCTTGTCGCTGACTATACAACCAAAGCTGAATTCGTTATTCCTGATATGCAAAAAGTTTTGGGTTATGAAAAATATAGAATTGTAAATGAAGACATTAAAGAAGGCTTGCAGAATATATTGATTGGTTCTGAAAAGTTTGCAAACACAACTGTAAAAGCTCAAGTATTTTTTGAAAGACTTAAAGAATCTAGAAATGCATTTTTAAATGACTTTTTGCAACCTGAAATTGAAGCTATATTTAAGAATTTAGGATTTAAAGGTAAATGTCCTGTGGCTAAATTTGAAGAAGTTTCTATTAAAGATGAAACTCAATTTAATCGTGTAGTAACAAGAATGATGGAGCTAGGAATTCTACCTCCAGAACAAGGTCTTAAAGTTATTGAAAGTGGTATTTATCCTAATGAAGAAGAGTTGGCTGCTGCTCAGGCAAAATTCGTCGAAGATAGAAAGAAAGGATATTACAATCCTATGGTTGGTGGAGTTCCTGTAATTCCTGACGATTCACTTCAATCAAATGCTGCGCCAAATAGCAAGCCAAATTTAACTAATAGAAATCCAATTCCACCAAAAGAAAAAGGTCGTCCAATGGGAGCAAAAGCTTCAGTGTTTGCGAAAGATGCAATAGCTAAAGTATTGAATCAGACAAAAGTATTAAACGCTTCTGTAGAAGCCGCATTAAAGAAAAAATATTCTAAAAAGAATTTATCTTCTGATCAAAGAAAATTAGCTGAAGGTATTACAGAAGCAATTATCGTTGGATGTGAAGGCGTATCATGGAAAGAAAAAGCTGAAGCAGTAGTAAAAGATCCAAGCTTTCTTGATAAACTTTCTATACTTCCAGAAATTCAAGAGATGGCTGCTGAACATCAATTGGATACATATGCAGCAGGATTGTTATATCACAGTACTAAGCTTTCTGTGTAAAATATTAATAATATGTTCCTTTACAAAACATCATTTGAAAATATAGTTACGGCTTCTGCTAACTTCGATAAAAATATTTTATTGTCACAAGCGTCTTTGGAGCCTCTTAAATCATTAATTCCTTCAAGCGTTAATTTAGAAAAGAATGTTGATTTAGTTGGGGCTGCTTTTAATGCCGCTCTTGTTAATCGTTTTAATAAAAATGGAGATGGAATTGACACTAATACCGCAATTGCTTTTAAAAAATATTTTATTCATAAGCCAACAAATATTGAACATAAAAAACAAAGAGTAGTCGGTCACATTGTTAATTCTGCTTTTTCCTCTTATGGAGATAATAGAATTTTATCTGATGAGGACGTAAGAAATGGATTAGACGTTTTTAATATTGCTTTGGCGGCGGTTGTTTATAAAACAGTTGATCGTGAATTTGCTGACGCACTAATTGAATCTAACAATCCTGAATCTAATTTATTTGAAAGAATTAGTGCAAGTTGGGAAATTGGTTTTAATGAATATTATGTAGCAGTTGGAAGCCTTGATTTGAAACAAGCAGAAATCATTACTAAAAAAGAACAAATAAATGAATTCAAAAAGTATCTAAGAGGTTTTGATGGACCTGGAACTATGAATGATGGTACTCCAGTTTATAGATTGGTCACTGGTAGAATTTATCCATTAGGAATTGGTTTCACAAGCAATCCAGCGGCTGATGTTCAAGGTGTTGTAATTGATGATGGCGAATCAGAATCAATCAAACAAGATGCAGAAGCAGAGCAAAATGAATGTATTGAAGTAAATTCTTTAGAATTACTTAACTTAAACGATAAAATTTTTTCACAACCTGAATTAAACACTGTAAATAATACCAAAACTAAAATTATGGATTTAGAACAAATCATATCAGCATTAAAGACAGTTCTTGCTGCTGAAAAGCAAGACTCCAACAAGTTTTCTGAAGAAGCGGTAGCTTCTATTACAGCTAAAATAGCTGAAGGCATTAAACTTAAGAATCAAGAAATCAAGCAAGAGATCGAACAAGCAGAAGTCGCTAAGGCTGAAGCTGTCGCTCAAGCTGAAAAATTCAAGAAAGAACTAGAAGACAACAACAAGAAACTTTCTGAAACTGTAGCTAAATTGAATGAGTTGGAAAGCGCAATTTCTGCTAAAGCCGCTCAAGAAGTTTACAGTTCAAGAATGAGTCTTTTAGATTCTGAATATGATTTAGACGACATTGATCGTCAGTATCTAGCTAAAGAAATTTCTGCTCTAGATACAACTGATGAAGCATTTGCTTCATAT